ATAAAGTTGTCAAATTTTGCACGATGATAGTAAATTCGTGACTGTAAATCATTTGTTTGTCCAAACTTAATCAAGCGTTCTTCGCCAAGAAGATTGTCGATTGTGCCGAAATAAACACATTCAGTGTTCAACGGGAACTGATTAATGATAGCTTGTTCGACATCTTTTCTTGATTTTTGTACGAGTTGTTGTTTTTCTTGTTTTGCAGATTCAATCTGTTTATCCTTTTGCTCCAACTGTTTTTCTAACTCATACTTCCCGGACAAGCGAATCTCCTTAATTATTTCACAAACCCAATTCTGGAATTTATCTGCTATTGGTTTTCTTGACTTGAACAAAACTTTATATAATCCTTTTTCGGTTAGAAAAGTTACTGTCTGTGACCCACCAAGGGTGTCCATAGTATGGACAACCTTTTCAGTATCATCAAAATTTTGTATTGTTGTTCTAATATTTCCTATTTCTAAAATTGCTCCAATGTCACTTGCACGAAATAATGGTGACTCATATGTTCCTTTTATAACGATTTCTGTATGCAAATCATTTGAATTAAACGCTTTCACTACATCCATGGTTGTTACACTATATAATACACCCTTTTTAAATTGTTTTTATTTGGAAGAATCTAAATAAAAAGTGTCACAATAATTAATATACTTTTTTGCTCCACTTTTCCCAAAAGTGGAAGATTACCACTTTGTCGCCTTTTTCACATTGATTTTCGGTCCGGCACCTCGCTTCTGCACTGACCCAGGGTCATACTTTTCGTCCTCTTCGTCGCCCGAATTGTATCCTTTCGAGAGTTCCCAGAACTCTTTCGACCCCAATTTGAAATCATTGTGGCTGTCGGCTTTATACCAGAACACTTGTTCTTGCAGTTTGTTCGATTTCGCATTGTTATTTATCACTAAGCATTCGTAATTTTCTGTGCACTGGTCCATGACTTGACAAAAGGACTCAAATGTTGGGAACATTCCTGCGTAATTGTCATAAATGCGCTTGCGATTCGCAATGTAGGGCTCGCGCAAAATAAAAACATAATCGATATTTGTTCTGAGTGTGGGCGGAACTCCCAGCGGATATTGCATCGTTATGATAAGCATCACCTTCCAGTGCCTCCCATTCATAAATAAAAGTCGCATCATCTTATCACGCGACCAGGTGTTATCATACAAGCAATCATCCAGAATGACGAATGTTCTTGGGTCGATGGTGCTTCGCTTGTATGTCTCCATTTCCTTTTTGACTTGCTTCAACACGGTCTTCTGACGCTTCAATATATTCTCAATAATGGCAGTATTATACTCATTGTGGATGAATAGTTTCGGCACCATAGAACTATAGAAACCGTTACCTTCTTCCGTTCCGGAAATGACTGTGCCAATGGGGATGGATTGCTGGTAATAGAGAAGGTCTCTGACCAAGAAACTCTTACCTGTGTCACGGCGACCGATTAAGACGACAACTGGACCCTTCGATTCATTTGGTTTGAAACTGATGTTCTTCATATCAAACTTCTTTAATTCTAACGAAGCCATTATAAAGTAATGCTAAATTAAATTAGGGGAGAACCTACGCATATCCACCTTTTCCACCTTTAGAAATCCACCTTTAGAAATCCACCTTTAGAAATCCACCTTTAGAAATCCACCTTTAGAAATCCACCTTTAGAAAAGGTGGAGACAAATCCTCAACATTATTGTTATTTAGTTATTGCCAAATATGGTTTCTTTTTATTCCGCTTAACACATATTGCAATTTTGCTCCACTTTTCATTACTTCATGAAAAAGTAGAAACAGTCGCTACGCTTTTTGGCTCCACCTTTTTTAAAGGTGGATAGGATGAGTTAGAATCAATCAGAATTAATATTTCAAATAGCATAGGATGATTCAAATTGATTATCAAAAACGGAAGAATGTAGAACTTTTCAAAAGTTTAGAGAATCCTAATTCCCTGTTTCTCTCGAATGCCCAGAATTACATACCTATTTACAATCGAATTCTTTCATTGAACGAGACGAATTATAATAGTGTGAACTTGAACCACCGATGGTATTTGTCCAGTGTCAAGGCGGCAGTAGATGATTGTCCCAATTTATTCGAATGCAAAATCAAAAATATCCAAAACCAAAAGGTTAAGGACAAAGATGTATTTTTCAAGATGGCTCCGTTATTGGTCCCTTACAAGTATCTGATTGGCAAGTATGCTTCCCAAACAGAGAAGATGCTGCGACTACCAGATTACAATTCCAACGAACAAACAACGATTGCTTCTTACGCAGACCCGAACAACTGCGCATATGTGGATGGGATGTTTCTGTATTTTACAAATCATTTGATACACGAACACAAGTTTTTGAATGGTGTTGATTACTATGGGTCATTTTTAGCTGTCAAGAACGATTTCAAAGTGAATGTGTATGACGATATTGAGTTTTTGCACAAATCGGATTATTTCAACAAGAACAAGAACAATTTGTTCAAAATCGATAGTTATGAACACTTATTTTGCAACGATGTGAGCAATAAGAAGAAACCGATTTGCATTGACTCGAGCAGTATTCTTGATTTAGATGTATCGCCAGTCGACGATTCTATCTTTGAAGACATCTTTTCTGATGATTCCAACTCGGCGAATGATTCCGTAACAGAACAACCTGAAGAAATGACATTTGATACGATGAATTTCGGCGGGTCCGAAACAAAGAGCTTGCGGTCAAATTCTTCTTGCTCGTCGTGCTCGTCGCGGTCTTCCTACACTTCTGGTGAAGGCGAAGGCGAATGCGAAGATATTGAAGACGATGACACTAATAGTTATGATTCGGAAGATGACGAGGAAGAGGAAGAAGAAGTGATTGAGGTTACGATTCCTAAATTTCCTGTTCAAGTGATATGCATGGAGAATTGCGACAACACATTGGAAGATTTGATTTTATCAAACGAGTTATCCAATGATGAATGGTTGTCCGCTCTGATGCAAATTATAATGACATTGCTTACTTACCAGACATTGTTCTCATTCACACATAACGATTTGCACACGAACAATGTGATGTATAACGAAACCGACAAGAAGTTCTTGTTTTATAAGTTCAAAGGGAAAGTGTACAAGGTTCCGACATTTGGTCGCATATTCAAAATCATTGACTTCGGGAGAAGTATTTACAAAGTGAATGGCAAGACATATTGCAGCGACAGCTTCAGCCCGGGAGGTGATGCGTCGACACAATACAATACGGAGCCATACTTTGACGAGAAGAAACCGCGTTTGGAGCCGAATTTCAGTTTTGATTTGTGTCGTCTTGGATGCTCTATTTTTGACTTTATTGTAGATGATATGAGAAATGTCAAGAAGTGTGCACAAGACCCAGTTAAGAAAATCATCATTGATTGGTGTTTGGATGACAAGGGTGTCAATGTCTTGTACAAGAACGATGGCACCGACAGGTATCCGGACTTCAAGTTGTATAAGATGATTGCCAGGTTTGTGCATAATCACACGCCGCAAGCGCAGTTGGAGCGTCCTGAATTCAAAGCGTTCGAGTTCAAGGGAGAAGTTAAGGGTGATGTTTTCCACATCCACCTTTCATAAAGGTGGAGCCAAAATCGTAGCGCCTGTTCACCGTCATTTTTATTTGCGTAATATTTAGTAAAATTCTTTCATTCACTATACAAAATGATTTGTCAGTGTGAGCCTATGGAATTAACCGAACCGGATACTGAATCCGTTACAAAAATGTCGTATATGTATGGCGACGTTGCGAAGGAGCAAGCCGACCCTTATTGGAGACAGAAATTTGAGACTATAATCGCTCAAAAAGAATCCGATGTGAATGCGCGTCTTATTCAAGAAACCGGCAAATCTATGAACTGGACATCTAATCTAGACATGGCCTTTATAATTCATGAGTCTTATTATCCGAATACTTATTTAACAAAGACCACATCATTATCCGAGATCCTTGACGAACAAAAGGCTGGTAATCGTCAACGTCCATATGTTGCAGTATTTACTCAACCGACTTATAAAGATGATCCTAAATTATTTGTAGCGAAACCCGGAGAGCTTGTCAAACTGAATTGTCCCGACACTGATTCAACACCAATTACTATGGATGTCGTTAATATCACCCCCGAAAAGTTAACCAATGTGAGGGGGTGGCGCTTGTCATATATTGTTATCCTCGGTCCGCGACACGTTAGACCCATTGACCTAAATGTCCAATTTAAGGAAGATAGAACGGTCTATTCATGGGAAAAAAAACAAACTATCGGTGAGTGGTCTCTTCGTAAAGAGAACGGATTCGCTTTATGGCAACAACCCAGCAATTGGTCAATGGTCTGTCAGAGAGCTGTAACTCATCGTCTTCATATTAAACTATTTGAAGAC